TGCCGGTGGTCGGCGCAGTGCCGGTGATGTCGTAGAACAGGCGGACGTAACGCACGTTGGTGCCCTCCGGCAGTTCATCGATCACTTTGACCTGGTGCCCCGATGCGAGAACCGAGAGAGGGATCTGCGTGCCACTCTCGATCGTGGTCCAGGTTGCGTTGTCAGGCGACGTCTGCACCTGAACCTGAAGCGAGGTGATGTTGTTGAATGCCTCAGTTACGAGGATCGCCAACGGCACGCGGACGCTGCGCCCCACGTCCTTGACGATCGGAGAGCCGCCGAACGGGCTTCCGGTAGCGATCAGGTCGATCGTATTGGTGGAAGCTGCGTCGGCGGTGATTGCCTGCTGATCGCTGAGCAGGAGGGTGTTGTCGAAGATCATGTTTGTATCCTCCGTTCAGCGTCAGACGACGCGCGTTTCGGTGTTGAGCAGCGAATCGGTCTCGCGGATCGGCAGGCCGCGCCAGGTGCGCACCTCATCGCCCTGCAGCTCCATACGGCCGAGCTGGAGAGCGCCATTGAGGGCGGGATTCGTGGACTCGGCATCCAGCGCCTGCATCATCTGACGGTTCATGTAGATGACCGAACGGCCAGGGCTCGCTTCGCCCGGCTTCTCCATCTTGTAGGCGCGGCGCCCCTGCATCTGGTAGTAGGCCTTGCTGAGCAGCTTGTTGAGCGAGACAGTTCCGGCGGCCACATCGGAGACGTCGATGTTGGCGATGCGCACGTTGTAGCGCCAGTCCTTGACGGTCAGGCCGATGAACTGACGGAAGATGCGCTCCAGCACGTAGTACGGGTTCGAGTTCCCATCGAGCACGCGCTGCTTGCCCATGTCTTCGGTCTGCAGGCCGGCGCGGATGTTCTTCGGTACGATGAGGCTGGTCTGGGCGTCACCATGCGTCACCATGGCGATCGAGGTGTTATCCGAGCCGGTGCCGCCGCCGTCGACAACGTTGGGGTTGGCGAGCGTGTTGTACCGAGCGAACAAGCCGTGGAACTGCTTGGGGCTGACAGCGACGTTGGAGTACCAGATCGCGCTTTCGATGGTCTGCGCAAAGCTCTCCATGAAGCCGAGCGATTCCATCGCGCGCAGCTTCTGCGAGTTCTCCGGCTCAAGGTCGATCAGACGCGTATCGATCGCATCGAGGCCTTCGAGGAAGCCGGTGGTGTCCTCGACGCTAGTATAGCCCGACTTGCTCTGCGGGATGCCCTGGTAGAGCGCGCCCCACGTAACAGTCGGCAGGCCGGTGCGCATGGAGGTCATGTGCGACGAACCCTTGTTCGCACTCATGACGTTCGCATCCGCATAGAACGGGGTTAGCTGGTTGAGAACTTCGATGATGCCGCCTTCAGCCGTATCACGAACGGCGGCGACATCGAGCAGGTTGAGGAACGTGTTGCCGATGATGGCCATGGGTTAAACCCCCTTTGCTACAGATGGATAGAGCCGCTCGTGGAGAGGCTTGGGCTTGGTGGAATTGCCCGCATTGGCGCGGACAAAGCCGTCTTCCGAAAGCATCTCGCCCACGCCGCGCATGACGCGCACCATGTCGGGATGATTGCCGAAGCCGGTTTCGGTGAGCAGCTTGCGGAAGTCCGAGCCTTCAGCGAAGCCGAAGTGATCGAGAGCCTTCGCGGCAAGATGCAGCGTTTCGTCGAGTTTGCCGCCGCCGATGTCGGGGTCGGCTTTTGTGGCGGTCAGCCATTCAGCCTTCTGCTGAGCGCCCTGGTCGGCAAGCGACTGCAGGGTCTCGGTAGCCACCTTGTCGCGGAACTGCGCAGCCACCGGCATCAGCTTGTTGGCCTGATCGTTCGACAGGCCGAGGTCCTTGAACACGGGCTCAGCCATCTCGATCGCCGCAGCATCAAGCTCTAGGCCTTCGACGGTCAGTTCGTACTTCTCGGGCACGACATGTTCGGGCTCGGGATCTGCGGCGGTTTCGGCCTCGCCGTCCTTCAGATCTCCGCCGAGGAGCGAGGTGTCCGCTTCACCTTCCGGAGCCGGATCAGCTTCGACGGCTTGCGTGTCGGTCGCGGTCGGCTGTTCGGTGGGCGCGACATCGACCGGCGCATCACTCGTCGAGGGCGCTGTATCTGGCTGTGTCGTCATTTCGTCGGCCACGGGACTTCTCCTTGGGGGTGTTCATCGCTGTCAGGATCACTGCGTTGAGGGTCACGAGCGCATCGGGGTCGACGGCACGGACATCCTCAGGTTGGCCCAGGTGAGCCAACTGCAGTATGTCGAACCCCAGACTGCGACGTCCCTCTGCGAAGCTGAGGTCACGCGGTGCTTGTCCATGAGCGGGCCCTTCTTGGCTCAAGACGCCAGCGCGTTGAATCGCGGTGAAAACGAAGCGCTTGAACTCAGGCATGGAGAGCAGCAGCTCGACCTCGGAGGCGGCTAGATCGACCATCAGTTGCCCAACAGCGTATCGAGGACAGGCTGCCCGCCAGCATTGGTCTCGGACAACAGACGCGCGGCATCTGCGCCATCCTTGACTGCCGGCATCATCGCCGCGGCCTGAGCCATCTGCTGCTGCTGGGCGCGCTGCCCGCGGATCTGTTCGACGTCCTTGGCGTCACGCAGCACGCGCCCGGTCACGCCAAGGCGCTCGAAGTATTCGCGCGTCACCTCATCGGTGTTCACGTTGTCCAGCACATCCGGTGCGGCGCCTGCGAGATTGCCGACCATGCCAACGGCGCGCTCGATTTGGCCCACACCAACGGCGCGCTGCATCTGGGTCAAGATCGATACGAACTCGACATCGATGCGTGCGCCAGGCAGTTCGGCAAGCGATGGCGGGGGAGGGGGGAGCAGGTTGCCGCGCGTCATGATGCCGAACACGCGGTCGATGACGATCTCGAGCTTCTCGTTGCTTACTCTCTCGATCACCGGGCCAAGCTGGGTCAGCTTCTCTTCGTTGCGGCTTGCGATCTCTTCCATGTTGCGTGGCTGCACGCCGCGCATATTGGTGATGGCGTTGAACAGGTCCGCGAAGGAAAGGCCGTCGATCTGCTGCTTGCACTTGTCGGCTTCAGCACTGATCGCGGCGATGGCCTGATACGGCATCGAGTAGGCGGGCACGGCCGAGTAACCGTCGATCGACGTAACCGAACGCACTGCGCCAGGCTCGCCAGTCAGGCGGATGCCCTGCTTGACAAGCATCTCGGGCTTCACCAGCTTGTCGATCGCCTCGTTGCGGCGCTTGGACTGCATCTGCAGCTCGCGCAGCGCGGGCAAGGCTTCCATGCCGGGGGACACGCCATAGGTATCGCCGCCAACCACATCCCACCGCGGTGCCCAGAACGGCTGCTCATTATAGCCGCGCTCGTCGATGATGCGGTCTTTCTCGTCGCCTTCGTACCAGTAAACCGAGCGCCATGGCTTTGAGCCAAACCGCAGGGGGTTGTGATCGCGGTTCGGCTCGATCAGGTTGTGATAGGTGAACACATCGTCGCTACGGCTGCCGTCGTAGGCATCGCGGATTATTTTGGGCGCCTTGTCACCGAACGTCTGCACGATCTGGCGCGCGGTCATCGAGCATTCGCGTGTCAGCGTGTCGGGAACGAGAGCGTCTGAGATGCCGATACAGTATTCGCCGGCGGTCAGGGAATGGCACACAGCGCCCTCAGACGCATGCTCGACCATCACGCAGGCTTCGGTGCCGAACAGGCCCATCTCGCCGTAACCGGCCTTCGCGGCGCCGTAGAAGTTGGTCTTGGCCAGGAACGAGTAGATCTGCTTGTCGCACTCGGACAGCCACGCACGCACACCCGGCTCGCTGTTCAGTTCCTCGTCGCCCAGCTTGAGCGTGAACCAGGGACGCGATGCCGAGGTGAGTCCCGACGTCATGCCGTTGGTCAGTGTGCGGAATGCCTCGATGCCATGCGGATCGAACAGCTTGTTGTTGCGAATGCGCCGCTTGGTGCCCTTGTTCGTTTCGGTGCCGAGGAAGCGCGAACGAGCAGGCTGCGCAAACCGAGCGATATCATTCCACTCCGCCTCGAAGTCGGTGCGGATGGACTTCAGTGCGGTGAGGCGCTGCTGGCAGTGTTCGCGCAGAGAGGCCATCAGCCGAGCGTCGGCTTGCCCGTGGCTGCAGGAGCGAGGACACCTTGTGGCGAGGTCATCAGGCCGGCGATCAGTGCGCGGCGCCGAGTGTTGTTGTCCGCAGACCCTTGAGGAGCGCCGCTATCCGGCAGCTTTGCGGCCTGGCGCTCTGGCATTGTCGGAACGTCGGGGGTGCTGCAGATGGTCGCCTCCTGTGGTCAGGAGGCTTTTGCGCTCAGTCAGTCAGGGGTTGAATCGCGCGTGTCTTACACGAAACGCTAGTTGCGGGATTGCAGGCCAAGAAACGCACGGTCCTTGATGCCATCGCTTCCGTAGATGAACGATCTGTCCTCCAACTCACGCATGCGCTTGAAGCCATCAAGCGTGAGTAGCGGCGCAATGCGAGCCAAATCTACCATTTCCTCGTGCTCGTCTTGAGTAAGACGAAGTCTGCTTCTAGCCATTGTCTTTCACCCACCGCACCGGCCCGCGCGTCACGCTGCCGAAGTCGTACACGCCCCACGGCGTCTTCCGCAGGTCCGTCACGATCGTCACTTCGTGCTGCGATGCTAGGCGCTCTTTACCGAACCGCATCACGAAGCCGGTGCGCTGGATCTCGATGCGGATTTCAGGTGGCATCAAATCTCCTCATACCGATCACGCGCCCGCTCTCTGGCAGGCGGGCACTCAGGCATCTGCGCGGCGCCGAACTGCTGGAAGCGGCTTTGCAGCGCGGGCAGGTTGTTGCTGATCCAGGTGCAATCATAGCCGCGTGAGGGCAGGGTGGCGAGCCATGTCTCAAACTCAATCGAGTTCGCCATACCTGTTCCCTCCATTGCCATAGTTCAGCGGGTCCATGTACCCCGGCAGCGCGCGTGGCGCGATCGGCTCTGCAAACGTGCAAGCGAGCGCATCACCATCATCAGGCGAGGACATGCCACGCTTCTTCATATCCTGCTTGCGTTCAAGCTGCACCGCCTGCTTCTCGTCAAACGAGTATAGCGGGCTCACCAGATCATCCCGCAGCTTGTCGCCATCAGGAATGCTGCCAGTCCGCAGCCACGCCCGCATCTGCGTCCACATCTGGGCGCGCTTGTTCTTCGTGCGGATCGTCACACCAGGCTCTAGCTCAGCGTCCTTGCCCTCACCGCCAAACCACACCTCGAACACGGGCGTGTCAGGAAGCAACTGGCGCAGGCGATCGATCACCGCGCCGCCTATGTTGCCCGCGTCCACCAGGATCGCATCAGGGTGTTCTTTCTGTGCCTCGAGCGCCACATCAGCAGCCAGCGTCATGGCGTCCATCTTGCTCCAGCGCTTCCAGGGCCGCGACTTGGCATCACGCCCGCAGCGCTTGGCCAACACGCTTTCATCATCACCGAACCGCGCGCAGTCGAGGCCGTAGATCAGCGGGTCCGAGCCAAGCCCGACGCCGATGTCACGAGCCTGTGCACCTTCTACCAGATCGTAGCCGATGAACTGCATGGACGACGCCGACGGGAACATGCCGCGGACGCGCACCTTGGCGATGTCGCTGTCCTCGCCGTACGTGTCTACGATCTCCTGCAGATAGGTCTTGTTCGTGCCCTCGACCGTGCGACTGTCGATCTGGCGCGTCTTCCAGAGCTTGCGCTGCTTGCCGAAGCACTCACGAAAGGCGCCGGTGTTGAGCGTGGGGTTGCCGAACGCGATCCAGATGATCTCGGTATCGGCATCGGTCAGCGCACCAAGCGTCACCTCCCATACCTTGTCCGAAATGCCCGAGCCCTCATCGAATACCACGATCAGCCGCTTGCCCTGATTGTGCAGGCCGGCGAACGCTTCCGTGTTGTTCTCGCTCCACGTCACGAGGTCGGCGCGCCAGCCCTTGTCCCGACCTGGCATGCTGGACACGATCGAGGTCGCGTTCACCTTGAACCAATCCGCCGTCAGCGCGAGGCGGCACCACTTGGCGATTTCGGGGCTGGTCTTGGTGAGAAGCTGCCCCTCGGTGTTCGCGGTGACCACAATGCGCGTGTCAACGCAGGTATCGAGGCCCCACTTGATCAGCATGGCTATCAGCGCGGACTTGCCGATGCCATGGCCTGATGCGACCGCGATGCGGCATGGCTGGAACCGCGTCTCTGGATTAGTCAGGTGTGAGCCGATGTCCTGCATGACGTCGCGCTGCCATTTGCGCGGGCCAGCGTCTGGCAACTCGTGTGAGCCCCAAGGGAAGGCGTAGAGGGCATAGCGATAGGGATCGTGGGTGAACGATCCGATATCCTCGGCAAGCTCGCGCTGAAGATCAGCCGCCGTTGCCAATGGCGCGCTCCCTGGCCTTGCCGAGCATGCCAGCAAGGTCGGCACTCACGTCATGCTCGACGCGATCCTTGAACGCCTGCACGTCGATGTGCTTACCGATCAACTCAAGCCGCTTGATCCGGTCGCTGATCTTGATCTTCGTGACGTGGCCTGCGCCCTCTCCGATGGTCTCGACGTCGATACCAGCGACCAGCCCTTGCCTCCAGATCACAGGCCACTCGTGCACCGGCTTCACGCGGCCATCTGCGGTGTACAGATCAGCGATGTCAGCAACACTCTCCTCAGCGAGACGATCAAGCAGCCAGTCGGCGTTGACCTTGGTCCGATCAGACCTACCCCTCTTTGCCTCTAGGATGGCCACTGAAACCTCAACATGGCTCAACAGGCGCTCTCCCTGCGAATAAGCCGTCTTCGCGCTGTAGCCTGCCCGTATCGCCGCCTGAGTGGCATTCAGGTCAAGCAGGTACTCTTCGACGAACCGCTGCTGCTTGTCGTTGAGGCTCATCGCACCATCACCTTGCCGTTAGTACGCGATCCAGCGCCACAGCCCCGCGGCACATGCGGGCTCGTTGTTTGCTGATTGGCCGCTTTCATAGTCCATTGCCCCGTAGCAGTGATCTTGACCGTCCTGAATCGCTGGAAACGCACCACCTCAATCAATCCGCGCAGTTCGAGGCGCTTGACGATGCTGGGCGACGTCGACGAACTCTCGGCACCGATCATCTCGTTCAGGTCGAGGTAGTTCGGACACGGCAGGCTCTTGGCAGCCGCCTCACACAGCGCGTCATAGATGACCGTCTCGTTCGGGGTCATCTCTGTGCCCGTGCGTGGATTGAGCGAGCGCATGGCTAATTCCCCCTGGCCTTGAAGTTGACGGCAACGATGTCGATGAAAACGGCGCCTAGGATGATGCAGCCGACGATGGTGGCCATGCTAT